CAATATATGCACTGTTTCCTTCTGAAACTAAGAACCTATCATCACCAAATATCTCCTGCTCACTACACCAATCAGGGTCATCAGAAAATATAACAACAGGAACATTAGTAGGAAACTCTGCTAATGCTTTATCATAATAATCCAAACCAAGATTGTGATGATTAGCAGAGTTGATTAAGAAATCTCCTCTTCTAATATGTAATGCTAATGGCGCTTCACCAAACTCACCCATCATCTCCTTACAAGGTTCTAATATCTCATCTTTGAAAGTGAAGTCTTCTCTTATCTCCTTCTCAACATTCTTAAAATATTTTTCTGTCTGAAAGAACCCTGCTAGTGATACCCAATCAGGGCAGTTCTTAAACAGTTGCTCATTAAAATGAAACTGATGTTCCTGAACTACTGGTCTATCAGGGTCAATAACTTGACAGTTTAGTTCACTAAAATTCTTAAGAACAAAAGGTTCAAATAATTCAATGCGTAATTTATTTCCTATACCATCATCAAAGATTTCATTATGATTAGGAATACAAAAGTTATGTCCGTTGTTACGAGCAATACCTTTCAAAGATGCATACTGGAACATCTGGTTTCCCAGTTGTCCCATTTTACCAAGGTAATTAAAACCAATCATGCTACTACTTGTGTACTACATCCTTCATCCATTAGAGTAGGTGCCATGTCCTTAGCAATCTCACCCATAATCCAATTATAAGTCTTACGTATACCTTCCTCAAGTGTCATCTCATAATCCCAATCAAGTTCCTTACGGATAAGATCATTGTTTGAATTACGTCCACGAACTCCAAGAGGTCCATCTATATGGTTCTTTGCAATTGTTTTACCAGCAACCTTGGCAGCAGTATCTACTAACTGATTAATAGTAACCATCTCTTCTGAACCTATATTAACTGGTCCTATGAAGTCTGAATCCATCAACCTTCTAGTAGCTTCGATGCACTCATCAATAAAGAGAAAGGAACGGGTTTGTAATCCGTCACCCCAAACATCGATTGTATCGTTTTGATTGGCGTATGCAACCTTGCGACAGATTGCTGCTGGAGCTTTTTCTCTTCCTCCAAACCAGGTTCCTTCAGGTCCAAAGATATTATGATACCTGGCAATACACACAGGCATACCGTGATTACGATTGTAAGCCAAGTATAATCTCTCTGAGAATAGTTTTTCCCATCCGTATTCGGAGTCGGGAGCAGCAGGGTATGCGGAATCTTCACGGCAATTGGGATCGTTAGGGTCTAGTTGGTTGTATTCTGGGTACATACAAGCAGAACCAGAATAGAATATTTTAGTTTGGTAATCTAACTTCGGTCTATTACATACAGTATAATCTTTTACTACACCATCAAAAGTTAGGTTAAACTTACGTTGCTCTTCTAATACATTAAGATTAATGGTGCAAGAGTTATGCATAATCTCTGCATCATTCTCTCCAGTGAATACAAATCCTGCACCACCCATGTCAGCAGCAAACTGATATATCTCATGGAAAGGTAGAATGTATTGATAAGGAACTGAATTGTGATAGTTTCCTTGGTCTCCTTTAAACTCTAATACCTTACGGACAAACTCTACATCACGAAGGTCACCAGTAACAAACTCATCTGCATGAGTAGATGAGAACTCAGGATAATTAAGATCTACTCCACGAACCCAGTATCCTTCTGACTTCAATCTCTTCACCATATGACTGCCGATGAAACCACCTGCACCCAATACTAATGCTGTCCTCTTTGACATAATCCTTCTCTTTTGTACGTTTATTTAGTTGAACTTTCTATAAGCGGGAACCCCATCAGGGTCAAGCCACTTAGTATATTCAAAATCCTCAATGGCTTGTGTTAGTTGCATCCCATTATCACAGAGATACATATCCTTATATCTTCTAGTATAAGAATCTTGCTTTTGAATACGAAAATCAGGTTTACCGTTTTCTAAGGTTCCTGCTTCAACATAACGGTATGGAAACCGTTCCATAATAACGTTCATTTTAAATAACCCCTTGAAGGTCTTCTATAATACAGTCTATCACAGCATTATAGTCTGCGTCAGGGTCTTCACCTGATAAATCCACATATTGTAACCCTTCGTAATATCTTTTTACCTTCTTATATAATTTGGGATTCTTGACATCCAAGAATATTTCTTTGTTTGCTGCAGCACGTAAGGTGTTTAAATCCTTCTTGAATTTAGTAGTAAGAGTCATTGCTCTATAATGGTTGACAGGAATATTATAAGAGATAGAAACTCAGAAGTCAAGTCTCTGCCCCACCTCCTGTTCTTTGCATACGAACCCATTCATCTTCTTCTTTTTGCTTGTGTTCTTTCTTATAATCCTCATGCAATCTTTTAAGTGCTTCTTCCTTTTTAGTAGATTTTTTCATGTTCTTACCACCACATCACCATCATCATCTTCATCCTCATCTTCATCATCCAACTCCTCATTGAGTTCATTAATACGATTCTTAAGAGATTTATATAGAGGATCTTCTTCCTCCTTTTCTTCTCCAAAATTTACAGTCATTAATTCATCTCCTGGTTGAACATCTTCCAATTCGGGATGAAGACCTTTTAGGATTGTCTTCGGATTATTTAGTTGTCGAATGTCTACAAGGTTTCTTAGTATTAACATCACTGCTCCTACTCCTAAAATAAGGAAAGAAATAATAAATATGATATTAAACAAGACAACCATTTAATTTTTCTTTTTTCTTATAGGTACATCAATCTTCCATGAACCACCATCCAATTCAACCATTTCAAAGTTCTTCTTAAACTCTTTCTCTCTTTCTTTCCGTTCCTTCTCTTTAGTCAACTCAATAGTTTCAATGGTTGTAGAACCATATTCAGGGATAGTGAATCCAAAAGATTTACACTCCTCTGATTCTGAAAGGTCTATACCACAATCTTCAGCGTAGTCCCAGATAACTTGATCCACCTGACCAAACAAAGAATCAAATGTCATTCTCTTACGAAGATCATTAGCAATATTATCTACATGTTCATCATCTAAATCAACTCCACATGGTCGTGCCTTAACAAGTTGGTTAAGGTTAATCACGATCTTACACTCATTGTAAATTGCCATAATTAAATTCGGGGGATTTTGTTGAGCATCGGCATAATATCATTTTCAACCCTCTCTACAATCTGATCAATGATATCTACATCCAAATCCATAAAGGGAGGAATGATACCAAGTATTCTAAGAAGTCCATCAACAAATAATGCAAGGCAAGTAAACCCAAGAATCATACTAATGATAGTTGCCTCTCGGTTATGCTTTGCCATCGATGCTTCATCGATTCTTCTTGCTTCTTCAAGAGCAGCAGCCACCATCGCATCTACTTCCTTCTTGGTGTAGAAGTCTCCTAGAAATGGTATATCATGCTGATCCATTACCTTACCTCAAAGTCCATTTTACGGACTTTCCGTTTACGTCTTTGTTCTTGCCAAGCAAGATCCTGAGAAGTAAGACCATCCTTTTCTTTACTCTGATTAGATCTTACCACTATAACACTAGTTAGGTCAACTGCACTAAAAGTGTCCTCTGTAACAGTCAACATGTTAGGACATCCACAACTTTTAGGATGCGAATCACTTTTTACCTCAGTATTACACTGTTTACATCTTACTGTAATCATTTTTCTTCTCTCTTTGTCATACCTTCATACCATAATTTAAAAGAATAAGCAGGCCATTGTCCATATAAACAAGAATTACTCGTTGACCCTCCAAAGGAAGTTGGAATAATTTGATGCTTATCTACTTTCTTAACATACTCAACCATTGAATCAAATCCCTTATCATCAATCGTTAAAGTCTTTGCATAATCCCAAAAAGGAGTATCATACTTTGAACCAAACTGATAGTGCCAAAGAACAAAATTCTGAACTTGATGAATATAGTTCTTTACCTGACTACAGGCTGTTTCTATTTCTGGATTATTTTTATTAATTATATAGTCTCTGATACATCTAACCCATCGAACATAAGTATGAGTTGAAGATGATTCAAGAGGTTCTAAAAAGAATAATCTATTACCATTTAGAATTATTCTATCATCTACTATAGGATTCTTAGCAAAATAATTTTTAAAATCAACATGATGCTGCAACTCAACATCAAACATTTCTGAAAAATTCTTTTGTGCTTCAAGTTTAGAAGTTATATTACTATTATAACAATAACCCACACAATAATTATGTGATGGAGAATCTTCATGTGTAGGTATTACAAATGTCCAACCATCAGGTGTGGCAACATGACGACTCCATAATGCTTTAGTTGTATCCCAGTTTGGTTTACCTAATAAGCAAGCATTAACTGGATTAACTAACTCATCATAGTCTGTATAATCATCAGGTCTTCCTCTACAATCAAAAACATAGTCAGCATCTACTTGATGTGGATCTAATACATCACTTTCTGTTACTTTAAAATGACCAGACTTTAAAATGAATGATTGTAATTCCCACGGACAATAATGCATTGCCATATTACTGGCAGGAAAGTCATGGAATAATTTCTCATTATATTTTCCAAAACCTTCATACAATATACCACTTTTAAAGGTGGCATGTATAGGATTATTATACCAATTAAATCTAGTGGAACCCCACAACATAGAAGGAGGTTCCAATGTAGTAGCTTGACCTACTCTTTCTGGTGGAATTTCTGGATTGTATATTAACTCTACTTCTAAATCTTTTTCAAACCAAGAGAGAAATAAAGCAGTGAAACATCCACCATTACCACCACCAACAACACTAACTTTGGTCATCTATTGGTTCAATAGGTTCCAGAGCAAGTACTTCTAAAGACTCAGCATTCTCATCTACATCAATCCATTCTTCAAACTCTTTATAGATTGCTTTCGCATTTTCCATAGGAATATCAGAATCAATCATATAAAGTGACCATTCTCTAGCATAAGCAACAGCTTCATCAGTCTTGTCCCGTTCCATAATAATCTTTTCTGAAGTATCTTGAGAGGATGTTACTATTGTAGTACTTCGGTGTCCCATCGTCAAGTTGTTCTGTAAGCACTCCGTGGACAAAGAGTTGCCTTGTCTCCTCGAAGTTTGTTTTGCCTTTTGTATGATGTAGTGATAAGATAGTTCTACTAAAATTTTCTCTGCCAAGCGTCCCAATCTCTTCTTTAAGTTCTGGACAAGACCCATAATACTTTTTCCAATCAGATTCAGATTTTACTTTACGTTTCTTTCCTTTAGGAGTTCTAAACTGCCAGAAATATTTTCTACCGATGTAGTCTCTCCCATTCGTCTTATTTGTAATACAGTAGACGTAACCGAAGAAATCATTAATATCGTCAGAAGTGAAAGGTTTACCTTCATATAACCAGGGGTTTTCATAAACTCCAACTTCAACCATTTCATAATCTTCATATTCTCTTTATTTAGTAATCAAATTCGTCCAGAATATCTAATGCGTTATTTAATGCTTGTTGTGCTGCCCATCTTTCTTTAGATGTCCAATCAGGATACCAAGTCTTATTATCAATCCCCTTCTTTATATTAAGGAGTCTTGCTTCCATGTCAGTTTTTTTAAGTCTTCCGTTCATGTAAGTCCTATACAAATTATTGGGCCAAGAGCAACTTGGATATTTTCTTGAAAGTAGTGGGAAGTTCATAAGAAAGACATCCAACATTACATACTATATTTAACCACAAACTATAATTTGAATCCACTAAATGTGTCCTTTTTAACATCTTGTTTGATTCCACCAACAACATATGATTCTACTTCTGTCTCTTGTGGTGCTACCTGAAGACCCTTAGAACTAATCCAATGCTCTGTCCAAGGTAATGGATTATTCTTTGCAGGTATATCATACTGTGGTTTGAGTCCTATAGATCTCAATCTCTTATTAGCAATCCATTCAACATACTGGAAAAGTAATTTATCATTCAGTCCTATCATAGAACCATCTTTAAACAAATACTCTGCCCATTTCTTTTCTTCATTCACACACTTATCAAACATCTTATATGTCCACTCCTCTTCTTCCTTAACTATCTCAACCATGTCAGGGTCATCACCCTTTCTCCAATTGTTTATTATATTTTGGGTGAGTGCAAGGTGTTGGTTCTCGTCTCGTGCAATAAGGGATATAATCTTAGCTGACCCTTCCATAAGCTTAAGTTCACCAAAGGCAAAACTACAAGCGAAACTAACATAAAACCTAATACCTTCCAGTATGTTGACATTTGCTACTGCCCTATAGAGATGTTTCTTTAAATCTTTACGTGTCCATTCTTCTGATGGAGATCCTTTAGAATCTTTTCTCCACATACTACCTTGGTCCCATTCATGTGCATAATTAATAAAAGTGTCATAGGATTCTGTAACACTTGATGCACGTTCTAAAATACGAGGGTCATTGATAATAGTATCAAATACTTCAGAGGGATCTGAATAAACATTTTTAATAACATAAGTATATGATCTACTATGAATCATCTCCATAAAAGACCAAACTTCCATACATGCTTCAAGTTCAGGTAATGAACAGTATGGCAAGAAAGCCATACCAGGAGCACGACCTTGTACGGAGTCCAGCATGATCTGGTATTTAAGATTACTGGTATAGATATGTTTTTGTTCTGGTCGGAGGGTTTGATAGTCTCCACGATCTTTCTGCAACGATACTTCTTCTGGTCTCCAAAAATACCCTAACTGTTGTTTAGTTAAATTTTCAAATGCAGGATACTTAAAGTTATCATAACGTTGAACACCAAGAGGAGCACCAAAGAACATTGGTTGCTTCTTGGTATCAATATCTGCGGTATTAAATACCGTCATACCTTTCATATCAGATGGCACAGGACTCACACTCCTCCTCATTTGCATTTTCTAATTCGGAAAGTAAACTTTCTAAATTTGGTTCAGCTACATCATCACTCTTCATATCATTTGTATTTTGATAGTAACTAGTCTTCCATCCATACTTATATGTTGTCAATAGGTCTTGTGCCATTACAGAGACTGGAACCTCATTGTCAGGATAATGTTCTGGATTATAACTCCAGTTGCCAGAAATTGCTTGGTCAAAGAACTTCTGCATCACTGCTACTATATTAATATATCCAGTGTTATCTGGCATATCCCATAGTAATGTATAGTTATTTTTCAAAGACCCATAAGATGGAACAACTTGTTTAAGAGGCCCTTTCTTTGATTTTTTAATGGACAAGTAATCTCTAGGTGGTTCGATTCCATTGGTTGCATTTGACACAACGGAACTGCTCTCCGATGGCATCTGTGCAGACAATGTTGAGTGCCTAAGACCGTGTTCCAAGATAGACTTTCTAAGAGATTCCCAATCATGTTGCAACTTATCTTTGCAGAGTTCATCTACATCTTTCTTATAAGTATCTATAGGAAGAATACCGTCTGCATACTTAGTTCTTCCAAAATTGTCACAATGCCCCTTCTCTTCTGCAATTTTATTTGATGCCTTCAGAAGGTAGTATTGGAATGATTCAGATAATCCATGAACAGCATCCCATGCCTCTTGGGAATCATATTTGTATCCAAGTTTTGCCAAATAATGTGCTAGACCAATGAACCCTACCCCAAGACTTCTACGTGCCTTTGTAGCAACTTCTGCTGCCTTTACAGGGTATCTTTGATAGTCTATTAACTCCTCCAATCCACGCACTGAAAGGTCACATAAGTCTTCTAATTCTTCATCAGATCTAATCTTACCTACATTAACAGCACTTAAAATACATAAAGCAATCTCTCCTAAGTCATCATCAATATGCTGAATAGGATAAGTAGGTAAAGTAATCTCTTGACATAGGTTACTCATCTCAATCTTATCCTTAAAGGATGAATGACTATTACAATGATCCAAATTCATTAGATAAATTCTACCTGTCTCTGCTCTCTCTTTTAAAAGGTCAAGTATTAATTCTTGTGCTCCAATTGTTGACTTGGGGACTGATTCATCTGACTCGTAACGGCAATATAACTCATCAAACTTATCGGTCCCAAAACTCTCATACAAGCCAGGACAATCATGAGGGGAAAATAACGTGATTTCCTTATTTTGGATAAAACGTTCATAGAATAATTTACTTAACTGGATGCTGTAGTCGAGTTTTCTGACTCTGTTGTCTTCTGTTCCTTTGTTGTTTTTGAGGACGAGGATGTCTCTGATTTCTTGGTGCCAGATAGGAAAGTGGACAGTTGCTGATCCAC